TCGCAGCGTTCCGGCGCGGTGAGCGGAACATGACGATCGCCACCCGTTACCCGGTCGGACACGCGCTTGTGAGCCGGATCCGCACTGGACGGTCGTGGCAGGCTGAAGCCGCACAATTCGGGTGGCCGGCTGCAATTCAATACCTCGAGCAGATGGAGCAAGCAGCATGATTGCTGCGGACGGTTTTCTATCTCCCGCGGCGCTTTAGCTCGCGCTCGACAGCCTCTCGGATGAATGACGTGCGGTCCTCACCGTCTCCCAATGCCGATGCGATGCGCGCGAACGTATCCGTTGGGAACGGTGCAACGCACTTGTCGGGATATTCCATTCTACGGCCCACGCGCGGCGCGGTATCGCATATGGCTTTTCGCGCCAAGAGCTCATTGTTTCGCATATGTGGTATTGCCCCGATAACGCATATGGGGTATTTATCGCATATGGCTTATGGAGGCAAGACGATGCTGATCGAAACCCCGCAGCGATGTTACGACGAAGGCACAGCCGCCTTCGAGCAATCGTACCCGCATCTGACGCACACCAAGAGCGCGGCATGGGGCCGCGTCAAATACGACGAGCCCTACGTTGACGCGCTGTTCGAAGGCTTCGTGCGCGGACGGTTCTTTGGCGAACAGAACGTGCGGGACGGTGGCAAATGCGCACGCGCCGCTTTACTTTTCGGGCCGAATAAACCCCCGAACGAAGTCGAACGGCTCGCCCAATTCCTTCACGACGAAGGTGGGTTCGGCGACGCGATGACGGACCGCACTTGGCCCGAGCATGACGGCGACACCGGCCAACGTGGTGAGGGATGGGTCAAGATTGTGCCGTCTGACGTAGCAGCGCACTTCCGCGACGTTGCGCGCCGCTGGCTGCTATCTTCGACTGTGCCTCAAGCTAGCGCCGATGAGATACTGTTTCTCCGGAAGGCTCTCACTGCAATCCAAGGCACCCCCGACAAAGTTTCCGATCTTTGCACCAATGTTCGTATGCGGAACATCGCCGGGTTCGCCTTGCTCGGACAAGAGTGGTGAACTTCTACCGCGCAGGAGGCGGCTAATGGCTAGTTACGGCGCCGACAAAAGTTTGCGGTTGCTTGAGGCTATGCGGGCAGAGGCACAAACCCAGATGCCGCCTCTGGGCATTATTTACCGCCGTAGCCAGTTAGCCAAACAGCCAGCCCCAGCCCCCAGCAGTGGCGGGCTGTGCCTCATAGGCTTGCATCACTGGCACCCAACTATCGCTGTTTTCCGGTGCAACCGATTGAGCAAACTCATCTGCGTGCGTTGCGGCATTAGAAATTGGTGGAGGCAATGAATCCCCAATCCCCCTCACCCCATACGCCCGCCTTAATCAGGAAAGAGATGAAGTATGAGCGAGATAACAAAAACGGGGATACTTGAGCTAGCCAACCGGGTCGAAGCATTGCAAGGCTTTTGTCGAGAACTTGATGACGAGATCGCAACTGCAATCTATGAGGACCCACGCTGGACCTGCATCGAAGGCCTGTCTTATGAGGCAGGGGGAATGTGGATGTTCCGTTACCCTGACGGCAGTGTTGGTTCGTCGCTACGTTTTACCGGTTCGGTCGATGCTGCCCTTACTCTTATCCCAGAAGGGTGGGTAACAGAAGAAGCCACACAGGACTATAATGGCGCTGAATGGCATTGGTGCATTTATCCGGAATTTAATCACACGCTACGTCAGTGGGGAGAGGCTAGGACACCGGCGCTTGCCTTAACAGCAGCCACAATCCGCGCTCGTCACGCTCTCGCTCTCTCGAAAGGATCCGATGTATGACCGAGGACCAGCCCGAGACGGTGGAGATCATGCGGGATCACGCGATCAAACTTATGAGCTTGGCGATGATGATACGCGAGGGGGATATCGACTTCCGCGGCCATGAGGATGAGGACTGCGCATCGGCTCGGCAGTTGGTCGCGGAACTAGCCGAGGAATGCGCCCTGCACTTTGGCGGAATGCCAGGCTAGCGGCGCGGCGAAGTTCGCACCTCCCCCGCGCCTTATTAAGCCCCAGCCCAACGACTAGAAAGGTCGGCGGTCAGATACTACCACCCCACGAATCGGGTTGCAATCGATCAGAACGAAGCGTGAATGCGGGAATGTCCAAGCGCATCCCCGACGCAGGCCATCCGTTGGTCGAAGAGTTCGCAGAGCATATGTATGTCACTACCCCGAAAGAGAGGTGGCCAGAACCGTGGAAGGGCCGCTCCGACGTTTGGGAGCGCGAGCCGGCTGCGGTGCGCGAGGCGTGGCGCGATCGGGCCCGGCGGTTTATGGCGGGGGATCTTAGCGTGGCGCCTTGGCTGTGATGCGGGGTAATCTCTACCGGCTCCCGCTTCCAGATACGTCGCCCAACCTGCCGGCGGAAACGTCGCATCACCTCCACACCACTTCGCGTCCGGCCGAACGCTTAGGCAGGTGCCGCCCGTAAGCCTGATGCCGAAGCAGCGCAGGAGTGTCGTGGCTTATCCGGAGTTACACCGGCCCGGAGTCACGCCCAATCCATACGACCGGGTCGTCCGTTCTTCTCGGGTCACCACAACAGCTTTAGAATACCACTGCGCGAGTCGCGTTGCAAACAGCAGATGATACTCAAACGACGTTGACTATAATCTGAGCGCTGATCTTATACTCAAACGCCCAGCCGCTTTCGTACCTGGCGCTGCGCCTCAGCCTTCACAGCGTCCGCCAGCACTTCCTTGGTCAGCGGGTTCTTACCGTCCGCGATAGCCTTCGATGCGAACTTGATGCCGACCGTGAGCGCGAAGCTGGCGATCTTGCCTAGGCCGGGGATCTTCATGGGGCTTCCTTTACGTTGACGGGGTCGGCGGGCGTGCCAGTAGGCGCGTCAGAGCCGGTGCGGGCGGATGCAGCCAAGGTGTCGGCGTTCTTCGTGGCGGTGTCTGAGCCGACCTTGGAGCCGCCCAGATAGAAGCCATATGCCGTCGAGAATGCCGCGATCATGGCACCGACGATCAACGGCTCGTGCGGGTTCATGATGAAGCCGTATGCGAACATCGCCATGATGCAGAACGCCATGATCTCGCGGGCGTCGGGGGGTTTCATATCTCGTTCTCCTCAACGCCATCCGTCAGCTTGGTAATCGCTGCCTGGAGCACGCCGATCGCGGTGAACCGGTCGAGCGCGCCCCAGCCGAAGATCGATATGACCTCACCGTGCGAAAGCTGGACGGCCACCATCGCGCGGGTGCGATCGTCGTCGTCCGTCTCGGCTTCGATGCTTTCCGCGGACTTGCGCAGCATTGCCGGCACGTCGCTGGCGTTCTTGTCGTAGAGGGTGGCGACGAGCGCCAGTTCGGGGCGTTCGCTCATGCTACGGTCCTATACAGAGCAGCCTCAGCCGCGCGTCGACGGGTCAGCCCCGCCATCACCTTGCCTGCCGCCTTGTTCCAGACGGCGAACTGGTCAGCAGCGCCGGCATAGTCTCCAGCGATATGCTTACGTAGCAGCGTGGACGATCCGAAGTTGCCGAGCCCGATGTTGAACGCGAGCGACACCATCGCGTCGAACTGCTCCTGCGTTGTCACCGGCGCCAGGCTGGACACGCCCGCCTCGAACTTGCGGAGGTCGGCAGCAAGCCATGCGTCAGCCATAGCTTGCGTCACGGTCATGCCCTTGCGCACGTCAGGACCGGTATGGCCTACGCCAGCCGTCCATGGGTCACCGCCAGTGGCGGGATCGGGATAGGCGCGGAGCTCTACGCCCTCGAACTCCTTGATCAGCGCCTTGCCGGTCTCACTGGTGACGCGAGCGCCGGCGACTGCGCGCGGGATCTTGAACGCATCGGCCAGCGCGTCGATCGTCTGGATGTGGCTTGGCAGGAACCGGCGGTCAGGCGCGAACGGCCGGATTGCATCGAATAGCTGTGCGCGTGTCATTGTTCGCCTGCTCCCTTGATGCGGTTCAGAGCTTCCTGGGTTTTCGGAGGAACGAACCCGAGCGGCAGGGTGTCGACCACCGCGCGCTGGGTGCTGATGCCCGCCTGCAATGCCTCGCGCCGCATGCCGTCGATCACTGCGTGCAGGCTCTTGACCTCACGCCGCAGCTCATGGTTCTCGTCCCGCAGGTCTTTGGTTTCGACGCGCAGGTTTTTGATCTCGTCCCGCAGACCATCCATTTGAGACGCCATGAATGTCCGGATGCTGGCGTCCGCGCTTATTTCCAATTCCTTCATCTTCGGACGTTGAGCCGCTAGGATCTTGAGTAGGACGACGACGCCGATGATCGCGAGGACGCACAGCGTCCATCCGCTGGCGGTCCCCTTGGCGATGACAGATGCTGCTACAGCTTCCACGCTATCGCTCGCTCATGCTGGATAGCGCCAGCGCGCGTCGGTTATTCGGACTGCGCATCGATGAGCTCGGCATAGCGCTCGCGGATCTGCGGTTCTGCGCCGATGTCTTCCGCCAAGAGAAGGCTCATCTGGATCAGCACGCCGCAAACGGGATTGAGCTGACCCGGCACGCACACGCCGGCCCGCGCGGCCTTCAACTGCTGCTCGAGGTCCGCGCCGTCGTCGAGCGGCATCAGCGGCCCTGCTGGCGCCTCGGGCTTGGGCAAGGGGCCGCGCGCCTCCTTTTCCTCAAGCACTTCCTGTCCGTTCTTGATGTCTGCCATGGTCGCCTCAGTGGTTCAGGGTTGTGAAGACGTTGAGCATCCCGACGTCGCACTTCATCTGGAGATTGTTGCCGACCGCCTGGAACGTGAGCACCTTCCCGGTGCTATTGAGCAGCACGACCACATCGCGGATCGTCGCGCCCTGCCAGTCCTTGGTGACGCGGAATTGACCGCCGCCTATGGGGTCGAAGCCTGAGATAACACAGGATCCGCCTAGGCCCGTCGCCGACGTGGCGATCGTGACAAAAGACGTGCCGACCGCGATGTTATCCCGCGACATGAACCCGCCCGTCGATGCCGCGCCACCCGCGTTCTGGAGCGTCATGCCCGCGAAGCCGTTATCGGTCGCGCCGTTCAGGCGGCGTCGGCCACCGAGCGCCATGTCGGCATAGGCGCCGTCCATGAAGTTGGCGGCACCCGCGCCATCCACGATACAACCGTCGTTGACAGTGATCCGCGCACCGTTGTTGATCTGCCGCATTCCAGCGGGGACCAGATTAAATACGCAGCTACGAAATGCCACGGTCCCGCTTTCGATCGTAACGGCAAACTGCGGCGCCGGGTTGGTCAGGACGAAGGCACAGCGGTTCAGGATGGCAGACGAAAAATCCCCACCAAGATCCGACAGCGCGATGATGGCGCTCGCCTCAATGCCTTCGAACCACGCCCCCTCAAACTCAACCTGCGTCGTGTTGTAACCGCGGAATGCTGCCGTCTTGAGTGCTTCGAAATCGGTTACGCCGTCGATGACCCATTTCGTACCGTACGAGCAGACGATCGCGCCCTGCCCACCGAACGAACTAAAGAACTTGCCGCCCGTGATGCGGTTGATGTTCTGTCGGTTAGTCTGGCCGTACGAGCCCGCCAGCGCCTGGATCGCGATATGTGAGGTATTGACCGGCGAGCCGTAATAACCATCCCTCGGGTGGTCCCAGAGGGTAAAGATGAACAGGCCTTTGTATCCGATCGACAGCGAGAGATACGTCTCGATGTTGCGGAACGTGAAGTACGCTGAATAGAAGGTGGTAGTCGCCTGATCATAGAACCGGGCATCCAGAATGCCGGGGCCAGCTTCGCAAGCGAGATTTGCGAACGTCACGTTGAACACGTTGGTATTGGCGCTGTTGTAAAATGCTGCCTTGCCGGCGGTGCGAACGATCAGCTTCGGCGTGCTTTCGCTGGCACCAATCTTTTCACCGACGACCTGCATGCCGTCGATAACTTTGATCTCTGCGACGGAATAGCCAGCAGGCGTGTATGGCACCACGACTTGCTTCTTGGTGTCGATCGCGGCGTTAAAAGCCGCAGTATCGTCGGTCACGCCATCACCCTTGGCGCCGAAATCCAAGACTGAGACGATTTCTCGCGCCTTCGACAGCGCCGTACGGTCTACAGCGCCCGCGCCCTCGGCAATGAACCCGACGAGGCCCAACCCGCCGCCATCCGCCAGGTCGGCCAAATCGGAATTGGTCAGCGGATCGACATCGCGGATCGTCGCGCCTGCAGCATTAGCCACCACGACACGGTACTTGATTTGCGGGTTGAGATAGATCGGGACGAAGCGACCCGCGCTGTCCGCCACAACCGGCGTGGCGAGTGGCGTCGTCAGTGCGCCGTCGGCATAGACCGGCGCGGGCGTATTGGTTCCGCTGACGTAGAACAGCAGCTGGGCCCCGCTGATCGCGTTCGCGTTCGCGTCGAGCGTCGTTTGAAAGGGGGGCGTGAAAAGCTGAGCCATCGGGGCGCGATCCGGTTTATGAGCGGAAGGCGCCATCCGGGCCAATCTTGGCTTCGGTTTGGGCTAGGGGCTGGTCGCGGAATAGTAGGGAGTTGCGGAGAGGCGAGCGCAGGCGTAGCGTGGGCGGATGAAACGATCCTTGGCTGCACTATTGCTTATAGCTTCGGTAGCGAGCCCCGCTGCTGCGAAGACCGTATTCTATAAATACGAAGGCCCTGCTCAGACCAGAACGGGTGAGGGCGGGATCAAGCAAGTCAATCGCGGCGTGGACGTTTGGGTGCAGGGAACGCCACCTAAGCCGTTCGAGATCATTGGCACAATTGTCGACGACCGCGCGACCGGCGATGGCAACGCCCTGACCTCTAAGAAGGTCGCGCAAACCGTCAAGCAGGCGGGCGGCGACGCTATCCTACTGAATGTCCAGCAATCACAGCCTATAGGTATTGCGGCCGGCGGTACCGGCGCATACGCCTGGGCAGCGCCTTACGGGCAGGACACCACGACGTTGACCGTCATCCGCTACTTGCCCGCCTCGCGATGACACCCATGGTTATCGGCGTCTTCCTCAAGACCGTCTTGCTGGGCCTCTGGCACGAATGGCGTCAGCGTCGCGCTAAAGCGTCAAGCGCCAAACCCGAACCAGCCCCTCCCGCCAGGTACGCTCGCTTGCGCAACGCATCAGCAGCAGCCATAGCCCCCGGCCCGCGCTCCGCAGCAATGACGCCGCTCAACACGTCACGAACGCCAGGGGCGTAGGCCCCGGCTAGGACACCCGCAGGGATAAGCGTCTTGGGGTTCAGCACCCCGACCCCGCCCACCAGCGCTGCCGCAATCCCGCGATCAGCCGTTCCGCTGTTCGGCACAGCATCGCGCAGAATATCCTTGCCTGCCGTCGCCCACTCCTGACCCAGCGCATCGCCGCGCAGGTACGATCGCGACCGCACACTGCCGTCACCGCGCTGCACTGCGGCGTCCAGCTGTGACGGCGTGAATGCGGCCGTGTCACCTCCACGCATCCGTGCGGCGTTCTCCACGCGGGTCCAGAGTGCATACCCCTCGTCTGCGGCGTCCATCGCGGCCGCGGCTTCGGGCGGCGATGACCGGCGAGCCGTCTGGTCAATAATGCCCTGCATCTCGCCAAGGGCGCCTGACAGTTCGGGATCGGTCTGACGCGTGCTGCGCTGGAGCGCGGCGAGCCGGGACGAGATCGTCTTGTAGGCATCGCCGCTTACCGAACCGTTCGGACCGAGCCGGCGCATGACCTCAGCTTGATAGATCGTGCCAAGCCGGTTTGCCGAAGCCTCGGAAAGCTGGCCGCTCGCGACGCGCTGAGATAGATCGGTGAGATCCGTTGCCATCTGTGCATCAGGCACCAGCTGCATCTGGGCTCGCGCTGCGCTGTAGGCGTCATCGAACACTTGCTGGCCGTGCGCCATCGCTGCCGTGCCGTCCAGACCATCAGGGATAGCCCCGCCAACACGGCCTAGCGCATCATTCATCACGCCAGTGTTGAAATCACCAAGGGCGCGTTGCCGACCATTACGGATGAGGTCGCCTAGGACCGGTACGCTGACCAGCTTTTCTTCCAGGCGGCTTGCGGTCGGTCCGAGCGACTGGCCAACCGTGGTCCGCACGCCGTTGTCGCGCAAAAAGCGCACGCTCTCGCTGACATTCGGGGCAATCGCACCCGCCACGCCACGCACCAGCGCCTGACCGCCAAGGTTGCCCGCAGCGGCACCGAGGCCTCCAACCGCAGCGCCAGCAAGGCGGTTGTCATTGTTCTCGCCTGCGCCGAACGCCGTACCATAGGCGGCGTCACCGATCAGGGATGTGGCTCCCGCGCCCAGCGCCGGAAGCGCTCGTGCTGCGATACCCCCTGCGCCGAGACTTGCGCCGATCGCGCCTGCGACCTCACCGCCACCATAAGCATAGGGATGGTCGCGTGCCATCACCTGCTTCGCGAGTTCGGCTTGCGCCTGATCCCCGCCGGTCATCCCGACGATCTCGTCAAGTGTGCCGCCCGTGATGGCATTGGCCACGCCAGTGATCGCCGCACCGCCAGGCGTCGCAGCCAGTGCGCCTAGGACGCTCGGTCCTTTTGCACCGGTGGTCGGCGTCGTAACCGTCGCGCCCTTGCCGCCCCGAGCCCGGTAGGCAATCGCCTTGTCCAAATCCGGTCCGTAAGCAGGCGCACCGTATTTTAGCGAAAGCCGGTCAAATGCTGCCCGGTCTCCACCGCTCTCAAGCAGCGCCTGAGCCTCGGTCGCGAATGCTTTGTCCTGCGGAGTAGCGAACTCTGACGATCCATCTCGCGATGCCGTCAATGTGCCGGCGACGGGAGGAGGCTTGTCGGCACCGGGGTTCGCCAGCTTATCGGCCTCGCTTGCCAGCCCGCCGGCGCTAAGGCGCAAGCTTGACACTGCTCGCTGTCGAGCGCGCGCCTTCTGCTCAAGCACGGCCGGCCCATCCCCTACTGCGGGGAAAAAGATTTTGCGCTGGGCTTCAAATTCGGTGTCAGGGATTGCGGCGCCCGACTCGTAGCGCAGCGTTGCAGCGATGAAGTCGCGCTGCGCCTGCTCAGCAAGCTGCCTTTCGGAACTGCTGTTCGCATTAGCTACCGTGTCGCCGAACACCGACGCTGCGGCCGCGCCGACCATGCTTCGCGCAGGCAGACCCGCGCCGCCACCAGTGGCCTCGAAGTCTCGGTTGGCCCCTGCCGCTCGCGTGTAGAAACCGGCCGACTTGCGCTCACCCTCGGTCGCGTCACCGCCTGCGCCGTCCTTCAACGGCTTGGCGATGCCCTGCTGACGATAGATCTCAAGCTGAGACTTGAGGTTCTCGGGCAGCTTTCCGCGGCGTTCGAGTTCCAAGAGCGCGGCAAGTTTACGATCGGTCGCCATTAATCGCCCCCTGCGAGTGCCAGCAACGCCTCATCGGACGCGCCGGAAAGATCCGCCGTTGTGCCGCCACCCTTGGCGATGCGGCCCTCGCGCTGTCGTGCAAGGCTAAGAGCACCGCCCGCGATCCCGATACGTGCGGAGCTTTGGCCCTCGCTCACGCGGTTGTGGCGGCGCTGCTCCTCACGGGTCGTTGCCCGGTCATGCGCTGCCAGATACTTATCAGCGCCCATCCCAATGGCGATGACGCCGTCAAGCGTACCGTCATTCGGATCGATGCCGGCGATCTCGTCCGCGGACCAGCCCGCAGACCTTAGATAATCTGCGTGCTGGTCAATATACGAGGCTCGCTGTTCCAACGGCACGCTCTTGGCACCGGCTGCTACTGCAGCCGCGACACCCATCTTGTCGGCGAAAGCCTCACGCTCGTTCTTCCCAAGCGCTCCCATGTGCTTGATGAGCTCGCCCGCCATCTCGGGGTCCTGCTCAAACACGTCAGCAATCGAGATTTGCGGTCCTTGCTGGGCAGGCGCGCGCGGACGAGCCGTTACGGTGATGTCGCCACCCATGCTTGTTACGCCTGGAGTCATGCTGTCGGGGGACGCCGAGGGCGCCAACGCATCGACCATCCCCTGCTGTGGCATCGACTGCCGCATGTAATCCGCGCCAAGCGAACGGGCCTGCGTTGAGCGGAGGGCGTCCTGTGCCTGACGATCAGCCACTGTTCGCTGTCGGTCGTTTTGAGACAGCGTTGCGGCGACATTGGGGTCGAGTGCCCATGCCTCGGCAGGGACACCCGCGGAGGGGTTCGCGCCATAGCCCGCAAGCACGTCCTGGATTTTCTGCTGACGCGCTTGCAGACGGCCGGCGTTGTAACCGTCCGTTGCCGCGGCGCCAATGTCGACGGGGCGAAGTATCCCCCAATTAATGTCCGTCATGCCTGCGCCTCCAGCTCAGCGATCCGCGCCTCGATGTCGCGCACGTTCTGAGCGAACCCCGATCGATCGCGGCGCGCCTCGAGCTTGGCTTTCAGCATCGCCAGTTCCTCGTCGCGGTTCAGCGTCCCCACGGGTTTGCGCCTCCAAAGTTCTTCACCATGCCATTCTGGTCGAAGATGCTGCCGCCCTGCCCGTATGTACCGCCCAGCGTGTTCGGCACCTGCGGGGTGCGGTAGCTAGACTGGCCGAAGTAGTTCGCGGCCGCGCCGGCGACACCAGCGAGAGCGTTCTGCTGCGATTGAGCACCGTACAGGGCCGCGTTCGCTGCAGCCGACGACTGGTTATTGTTCGCTGCGGCCGACTGGTTCACATAAGCGATCCCCGAACCGGTGACGGAGCCAAGCGCATTCAAGCCGGCGCCCTGCTGGTTTGATAGCTGGCCGAGATAGTTGTTGAACTCGCCGCTAGCCTGCTGCTGGCCATAGTTGAGCAACGCCTTTTGCGCCGCGCCGCTCTCCAGAGCACCGCGCGCTGCGTAGCCGGTGTTGATGGCGCTATAGCCTTCGGCCAGGCGCCCCGCGTAGCCGGTTGACCCCTTGTATGCGGCGAGAGCGTCGTTCGCCGCCCCGGTGTTGCCACCGAGGCCTAGGAGCGCGTTAATTTGCGACCCAGCTGCATTGCCGCGATCGACTGTCGGCTGGGCTAGCCCCATGTTGGTGTTGTAGATCGCTGCCGCTTGCGCGCGATCCTGCGCGGCCGACTGAGCGGCGATCTTGGCCGCTTTCTTCGCGCCCTTGCCGCCAGTAATGCCTCCGATGAGGCTGCTAGCTGCCGAGATCCCCGCGGCTGCAACGAGAGGTGCGACCATTCGACTTCCTCATGACGAAGAATTCCACTTCGCCGCTCACATGGTGGAAGCCGATCCCGGCGCGCTCAAATCCAAGCTGACGGTTAAACCAACGGACGTGCCGTAATAGTAGGGGAGTTTGTCCCCAGATCATGTCACCGAGATTGTCGAGCGCCCACCTGCAGATCGCCCGACCGTCCGTTATGGCGCGCTGACCGCGACACGATGGCAGGAACATCGTGTGGCCCTGCCAGACGCCAGGGGCCGACCATTCGAATAGCCCGATCGCGTCCACGCCGTTCGATACGATGGCATATTCGGCGGGCCTCTCGAACAGTTCCACGAAGTCCAGAGCCCCGGTCTTACCAAAATCAAAGTATGGCAGGACCGAGGGATGGTTGGCGATGGCGTTGACTAGGCCCGCATCGGTTTCACGCCGGATCATCGCTCAAGCCGAATCCGGCACGACGAAACCAGGTGGCCGAGGTCCACGTCCCCCGCCCGTACTGCCAGTCGCAGGAACCGTTACTGCCCCGACCACATGCGTGTCACCGGACTGAACAGGGGCTGTTGTTGAGACCTGATAAGTTACACCACCACCCGCCCGACTGGCGTCGACATAAAATACATAGTCGATGTCGTCTGACGCTGTCGCAATCACCGTTCCTGCCAAGACCGCTACGCTCGTTCCATCGGCGTAATAACGTGTGTGCGCGGCGATGGTGATTGACGTAGGCGAGGCCATCAGGACGCTGTCAGGCTCAATATAGCTGCCTTGCAGAGCAGCCTCCCGCTTTTGCGCGTCAGTGGTAGCCTGCGCCGTATCCGCAGCATTCTGGGCGCTGTCAGCTGCCGCCTTTGCTTCCGCGGCCGCAGCATTAGCGGCCGCAATTGCCGCATCCAGCTGCTCGGTGATCCCCAGCAGTTCGGCGATCTTGTTAATCACCAATTCGATCCGCTCGGCGAACGACTGGAAGTATCGCGTGAACGTCAGGGTCGGCTTGCCGTCCTTGTCGACGATCGCGGCAGACGGAAGGCGCGGCAGGCGGATCACCGCGAGCGCCCGCCTTGGATTTCGTTCGCGCGCACCGCCGACACACGCAGCCGCACAGGATCCGTCACACGGATCTCGAAGATAGCGCCCGGTGCGTCGAACGACCCAAATCGGCGCCACATGGCCCGGGCTCGGTATTGCCCCTGCTTCCCAAGGTTGGACTGACGCCAGTCGCTCCAGGTGCGCCCGCCATCCCGTGACGAACGCAGCTCGACGAGCGGATCGGACCCTTGCCCCGTCAAAACCGGCGTCGCGCCGAAGTCTGCGTCGAGGTGGATCACGTCGAGGGTGTAACTGCCGTCCGTGACAGGCTGAAACGCTGTGAACAGACGCTGCAGAACGCCCCCTCCGTCCGTGAACGCGGCATCCGCCATATTCCAGACCGTGCCACCCACGGCATCTCCGAACAGCGCGACCCCTTGAACCGCAGTCGCGCACTGCACGCGCCAATTCGGGAGACCGAAGCTCGCAAACTCGCACCACTCGAGCGTCGCCACATCGTAAGCCAGCGTTTCGTCGTCGAGCCGCACGCAGAAGAACTTGTGGCCTTCGTACTCGAACGAGAATGCCGACACCGATGCAGACGCGGCGATGCGCTCCTCGATCCCGGCATCTGACAGGCCTTCCGGCGCGGATCCCGACCGATAAACGCGATGATCGTCGCCGATCCAGAACAGCGAGTTGTCGAGTGATGCGACGCAGCCAGTAGCCAGCACGCCGCGCTGATAGTTGCGGCCCTCGATGCGCGAGAACGGCAGCAGGCTATCGCCGGTCAGCGCCCATGGCTCGATCGTGGACTGACCAAGCAGCCAAAGCACGTCGCCGATCACCATCATGTCGAGCAGATTGTCGGGCGAGCTCTCCGCAGATGCGTAGTCGAGGCCGTCCCAGCTTGTCCCGTTGCGCAGCGCAGACCAGTAGAACCGCTGCGATCCAGCACGAATGGCGAGAAAGTAGCCGCCCAGATACGCGGTCGCGATCGTCGACGCGCCATCGGGGAACGCTACGGCCGTCAATGTCGCCAGATCAGTGCGGTACAGCGTCGCGCCGGCGGTCACGACCACCTCGCTTGCGGACGCCGCGAAGCTCGGGCGCCCGACTCCATCAATGACGCCAATCAGATCCGTGCCGTAAAGGTTGGAACCCGAGACGGTAAGCGCGGCGCTACCTAGTGTGCCGGCTTGGTAGAATATGCCGCGGATCGGCCCTACGCCACGGGTGTCCGCTGCGACCAAGCCAGGGCGCGACATCAACACGATGCCGTCCTGCGACGTTGCTGCGGCCTCGACGAACATATTGACCAGCCGCAACTCGGGCAGGCCAGCTGCGAGACGCCTGTACGTCCCCTTGCCGTATGCCAGCGAGGTCATGGATACGCATCCAGGTCGGAGCCGATCTGATACGAAGCGGGCCGGTCAAAGTCGAGCATGTCACGCTCGAGCTCGGCCGCGCGCTGGGCAACCAAACTGACAGTCTGAGGATCAGTGCGGGCCTTGCCGAACGTCGCAGCCAGACGCACGGCAAGAGCCATCCACACAGCTTCCTGGAACATCTGCGGCACGTCGACCGGATCGGACGGCTCGACGACATCGGCGGTGATCCGACCGTAGTCGTAGCGAACCGTGTAGGCCTTGTCGGGAACAGGCCAGAGCTGCATCGTCAGGCCGCTCGTTGCCGTGATGAGCGTGTAGGCCACCGGTGTCGCCCGCGTCGCCTTGTTCGGCAGCGACGAGTATTGGTCGGACTCCCACTGCGCCAGCAGACGGTCAGTCCCATTGGTGACGAGCCGCACGCCGCTAACCGACAACGCGCCAGGCAACGGCATGGATGATACGCCGACAGCAAAGTCGACCGAGCCATCGGTATCGCGCCAGAGGTTCAGCCCCTTCGCCGCATAAGCCTTGAGCATCGAGTTGAGCCGCAAGATACCATCCGACAGCTCATCGCTGGTCGGGTTCTCGCCTGACGCCAGCACGCCGATCTCGCGCATGGCTTGGGTCACCATATCCCTTGCCGTCATGCTGAACGTGGTCGCCATTACAGATCCTCGGCAGTGATGGGGTTGTCGGGATCCGCGAACACCGGTTCCGGCTCAGGACGCGCATTGCGGAGCGGGAGGCCTTCGGGACGCAGCCGTGGCGCTTTCAGATCACGCGGCTTACTGTCGAAATCGGCGTCGCATACCATGAGCCCTGTCCACTCCTTGCGGAGGTCTCGCAGGTCATGCTCGAAACCACATCGATCGCAAATTGCGCGGGCCACTGGCGTCTCCTGAATAAGTTACCCGGCCTTTGGGGCGCCGGGTCTTCCCTAGAATATGCGGCCGACTGGACG